TGTAACTAATTCGCGGAAACTACTGCATGGATAAATAGCAATGAATACATATAAATACAATTTTACCGTGATATGTCCAAATGATAATGCTCTGATTGATTATCATTTAGAGATTAGATCAACTGAAATAATTATGGCTGAAAGTATCGTTAAATATTGCGATAACGCAGAAGGTTATCAAGAATGTATTGCCGAAGGGATTAAAGAGGAAATTGGCGGCGCTGTGAAAGTTATCGGTATTCACTCTGGCGTAGAAATTACAACTGAGCTATGAAAATAATGCTTGATAACTCGCCAAATCAATTAGCAATTAAAGAAAAAAAGTTTAACTTTGATATGTGGCAGCTTCAAACACCCCTAAGTAGACGAAAGGTTGTCAAGCCGTATGGGTTAGACAATGGCTGCTTTGCAAAGTTTGAAGAAAAGACTTGGCGTAGGATGCTGAACGATGCCAGAACTAATCGCCCAGCCTTTGTTTGCCTCCCAGATATTGTTGGGTCAGCCGCACGAACCGCAGAGCTTTTCGATATTTTTTTTAACTGCACTAAAGGGCTGCCTAGAGCGTTAGTTTTACAAGATGGCATTAATGAGCAGAGAATACCTTGGAATGATATCGAAGCTGTTTTTATTGGTGGTACGGATAAATTTAAAATTTCTACTGAGTGCCTTCATGCTTGCAAAACCGCAAAAATGCTAGGGAAGTGGATTCATGTTGGTAGAGTTAATACCCCTGATCGGTTAAGCCAATGGATGGAATTAGGAGACTCCATAGATGGCTCTGGAATATCTAAATATGATTACATGCTAGAAGCTGTAATTAAACAAATTAATTTTAAATCAAGCCAATTAAGTATGTCGATATAAAATTATTTAATTCGCGGAAACTAAGGACGCGAAAACTCGAGCTGCGCGAGATCGCAGTAAAGCCCTGTTCGATGGAACGATTCATGCCCGAAACTTTCCGATATTTACGGACAGGCACTAATTCAAAGTTGGTTAATACCGACTCTATGGCGCTGGACTTCACCGTGATCAGGTGAGTAGATAACGGCAGACATTGATCTAGCTGCACCATATCCAGATTGACTATGCCATTCATCTTGAGAAGCTAAACTATTCCAAGATTCAAACAACATAGCGCCGCCGACTTCTGACGCTTGCTTGTGATGAATATGCCCCATATGACAGTATCTATGCTCAGTATCACCCCATATTTTAGCCTGAGTTCTGGTGTAGTATTCGTAAATTCGTTGAGGCTTTATTCCTTTATCGCCGTGATGGGATGTTATTAAGCATTTATGGTAGACGTAGGTTTGGAATTTATTAGTGTTATCTAAGACAGTTATTCTAGGCTCATTCTCATAAAAGACTTTTAGCATTGAGTTAATAACCATGCTCACATCGGAATCGTGATTGCCGCGAGTATTCATCAGTATCACTTCATCATTTAATTCAAGCATCATTTCAATAGCTTTTCTATAAACTCTGACAGCAGACTCAACAGCGTCGATGTAGTGTCCTGATGTATCTAGCGGAGTTCCAGCAGCGGTAATATTGGGGGTGTTGGCGTGGAGAAAGTCACCGACATTTAAAAGCAGCATTTTAGTTCCCTTGCCGCAGGAGATAACCAGTTTTTCAATTGCTTGGAGTGTAGCTCTTTCAGCTATATCGAGATTCCAGTCACCGCCGCCATAATCCCTTTTAACTAACATTCCTATATGAGCGTCACCAATAATAACACTAGCAAGCCTTTCTTCTTTAGCCTCAACTGGTTTTAACTCAGATGGTTTATATCTGGGTAATTCTTCAATAAGAGAATCAGCAAAAGATTTCAGGGCTAACTCTTGGTTCTCTCGCCTTAGATCAGACTTAACCCATTGCCTAACGGGTTTCCCGTCTTCATCGTAGTAAGTCGAAACGCCTTTGACAATATGAGTGTCAGGTACAATATGAACCATATTGTGGTCAGGCGACCAGCCTTGCTTCGATGCGTTAGCCTTCACTCGCTGTAAAGACCTTTCTAGCGTCCTTTGGTTTACGCCTAGAACAGCAGCAGCTTGTCGTTGAGTTCCGTATCTTATTATTGCGTCTATGAATTCTATCTGTCGAACAGAGGCGAATTGTTTTAACGATTCCAATTCCATAATCTACCTGTCGTTGTGAAGCTGAAACAGCGTCTTCACCTTATCTTTCAGTATTTCGATATTCAAAGACATTTTTGCAAGTATGCAAATCAGAGATATAACGCCAATAATTACAGGCCATAGGTCAATTAGTAAGTCCACGATGTCTCTCTGCCCATTGAGGTGTTCTTATCTATATAAGTCATTTTTTGCTACCCACTAGGGTTTAGAGACTGCCCAATACCTAGAGAACCAAGTATTAGGCTGTCTAGTTAATCTTCCGCTACTTCCCAAGGCATACCGACGGCTGATATCGGAGTCTTAAGTAAGTTGACCTTATCGGCTAACTGAGCTTCCACATCCGAAGGAGAGATTTTGGATTTTACCCAACTTATAACTAATGTTTCGGTTAGGGCATTAAAGGGAGTGCTTGATACATTAGTTTCTTTATCGAAAGATACATTTCCATAGATAACTTGCGTATATTTACCATCAATAGCCTCAACAATATAATCAACTTCTTTCACATAATCATCAGGTATAGATCGCTTTAGTTGTTTAATTTTCCATTTATAAATAATCATTTTTACTGCCTCCGAAGCAGCTATAATTTTAATAAGTGCTTTCTGTAGATTTTAACATGCTTGCTCTATAGATGAATTTGCTACATTGTAAGTACCTGACGCCATAGTAAGTGCTAATGAACCTCCCGAAGCTGCGTATGTTCTTGCCGCAGGAGAGCCACGATTCACAGAAGACACCACGGAAGGAGCTACGCCGCTGATATAAAGTACAATATCTGCAAAAGAGTTTGTTGATGATGCTGTGTTATACCCATTAGTAAAAAGCATTGTAGCTGCTATTCCAACATTACTTCCTGAGAGTGCAGGCGACCAGATGACTGTCGAGCTTGATACTGATATACGGTCTGTGGACATAAAATTGTTTCTTGGCCCAGCCCCTAAAGCACCCTGAGATATTATAGTGCCTGTAGTTGCTACGTTTCCATTGTTAGCAATACTCATGGCAGTCGTCCAGCTTATCGCTGCGTCTGCTGTACCTGATGGGGCTACTTTGAATGCGTGAGTGCCATTTATTTGGTTATATTTAGATGCCTCATCAGTTACTATGTATTTCTCAACACCAGACGTTGCTATATAAGCGTTGTTTTGTAAGTCTAATTCACTACCAGCGCCAGCATTAGGAGATGCGGCTAAAGAAGAGATACCACCGATTTGAAGTGCATCACGGGTAACACTATCCCAAGCCTCTGGAGCTACACCAATACCCACGTTTCCATTGTTAGCAATACTCATAGCAGTAGTCCAGCTTATCGCTGCGTCTGCTGTGCCTGATGCGGCTACCTCAAATACGTGAGTGCCGTTTATTTGCTTTTGAAGGGCTGCTTTATTTGTCGTTAGATATTTATAATTACCATCATAATAATTATTACTCCCTACCAAAGTAATGATATTACTTCCATCGTTGTACTCACTTAATGATACTGTTGCCCCAATTTGTAGCGCAGTAAGGCTAGAATGCCAAGCCTCTGGAACTACACCAATACCTACATTCTCATTAGCATCAATCGTAATCGATGTACTAGTGGCATTATCGTCAATGCCCGTAGATGTGAAGTTGGTTATAGTGCCTGTCATCGCACCACCAGCCTTGGATAATAAACCTAGATTAGCATCAGCCATCGTCCCTATTGTCACCCAAGCATTATTTGCAGCGTTTCTTTGCTTTAATAATCCAGAGTTAGTATCAGCCCACCATTGATAAGCATACATTGTCGCTGGCTCTGTTGCTGCGCTGTTATTGCTGACAATAGCCGCTGATAAAGAGTTCAGATCAACTAGGAAACTAGCTCCTGTTTGATCTGCTATGACGTAATCATTTTGTGACATTTTTAATAGCCTCGCGCTATGTAATCGAATGTTCTGCTAACCGCAGACCCAGCCTGTCTCTTGAAAATTATATCGAATCCAGTAACTGATTTATTCGATACTTCGTAAAAATCGCCAAATTCCATATCTTGAGCAGTAATCGCAATTGACGGAACTACTTTATAAGTCCAAGGAAATGTAGTGGACTTTGAAGCTGCGCCAGAAACTACATCACCAACTCCTGCAATTCGGTCAGGCATATCAACAACTACAGATAAAGAATTAACTCTAATGTTGTGCAAACCATAGTCACTGGTTAATATTAGCTTAAATTGTAAGTGTTTAGCTTTATAATCGCCAACTATTAATTTATCCCAATCCGTGAAGTCTACATTGTTATCAGATGTTCTAATGTAAAGAGTCGCGCTAACATTCTCAGCTACATCACCAACTATACTTTCCCAAGTGCTGATTAATGGTCTAAAGCTAATTAAATCAGAAGCGTTAAAAGCGAACACTGACATTTCAGTCGTTATTCTTGATGTTTGAACAGTGCCAAGATCAACAGTAGATGCAAACAGGTAAGTTCCCTCTGTAGCTATACCGCCTAAAAATGAGATTAAAGGCCAACTACTTATTAATCCAGTTTGCTCACCAATTGTTCCAGCAGTATCTAATTGTAAACCACCACTCTGAACTGCTACGTTTGTTTTTGCCCCAGTAAATCCCGTTTCAGCTAATGTCTCTATAAGATTCATTCCGTTAATAACACTAGGGGCGTTAGTCAGTATTTGCGCTGGTGTCGCGCTTTGATTTCCAGAACTATCAAAAAACTTAGCTAAGTATGTGCCAGATATTAATGGCAACGATGCTGTTGTGTTATTGCCAGCTATTGATTTACTGATAAAGGTAGCACTCTGCCAAGACGGACTTGCATTATTTGTAGTGTGTTTAATTTGGATTGTTCCACCTACTAGAACATCTAGGTCTGTCGCTTTATCCCAAGTGAATACGCCTGTATCTGATATTGCTTGCAAACCAAAATTAGAAACATTACTTGGCGGTAAGGTTAATCCGTAAATAATCTTGCTTGATTTTGATGTTTGCGATCTAAGCCCGATTTCACTGATAGCAGTAATTCTGATTTGATGCGTACCAGCTACTACAGGCTGAATATCAATCGAAGCTGTTTGAGTGTTTAGAGTTATCCAATTGCCTTTTTCTGGCCTATGCTGAACTTCATAACGCGCACCTCTATCACCCAACCAACTGATCGACATTCTTGCGCCAACTACCGAACCAGTTATTAAGTATAGAGATTCTTCAACAATTATATCAATTGGTGCTTTTGGTATGATTCTAATATTAGAAGTCGGAACAGGGTCTAGGGTTATATTTGATTCAATCGCAGCGTATTTATCTGCCCGATACTCAAGGCCAACAATAGAAGCGTTTACACCATCTTCGCTTATCGTTATAGCTCTCCAAGTTTCAGGGTTCGCAGTAGTAGAACCAAGAACCCAGATAGATTGCAGTTCAGGTATCGCACTAAATGCTGATGAAACAGCTAGAGTTGTTGTAGCTCCTGCGCCATTAGTTACAGTCCTGCTTTCAACTGAACCATCTGGCATTACTGCCCAGAGAGTGTAAATAGATACACTGTCAATCGTTACTGAGCTATCAAGCGTAAAGGCTGATGCAGTAGCAGCCTGTAATCTACCGCCCAATCTATCACCCGATCTAACTGGGTCGGATGTTTGGAATATCTCACCAACGCCAATAGCTAGGCCATCCATACCACAACTAAATGCGACTGTGTCAGTCTCCATCCGTTCAGTGAATAAAATAGCCTTGCCGAATCGATGCGCTTGACCTCTTGACGTACAACCGAAAGCGGCGACTTCCTTTTTAATAAATCCGAAGCGCGTAATTCCTTCAATGTCTTCTATATATTCTATCGATTGCCTATAAAGGTCGTCAGGGTCATTCCAAGTCACAGATATAACAGTTGACCTAGTTCTTGCGCTTGAACCTGAATATTCAAAAGTACCATTTATTACGTTAGCGGGAGTGAATAGCGCAGACGGATCTTTTGGCGCATCTTGAGATAATGTCACTGAGCCAGCAGACCAATACGACATAGCCGCGAAAGATGATGCCAACGATTGAATAAGACTTATAGCTTCTTCTCTCGTTTGAATATAAACATTTATAGTATATCTAGGTTCTGTTCCAGTTTGCCCATTATCAACCAAAACATCACAATATTGGGCTATTTCGTAAAGCGTCCACTTATCTATTAAAGCAGCAGGGACATAATCACCAAGGCCATATCGCGAATTGGTAACAACGTCATAAAACACCCAAGCAGGATTATTAGAATATGCTGTAGAAAAAGTCCCGTCCCAAGTTCCCGTATAAACTCTGGTCACTGGGTCATAATTCGACGGTATTTGAAGAATCATCCCTTCAATTTCATATCCGCGAGTAGGTATTTTACTGAACAATTCACTGTCAATAGAGAGCGCCATTATCGCACTGTTTGGATAGATGAATTTCTCGTCTGTTATTTCTGTGAATGAATCCCAGTAGGTGTCATTTTGCAAGGTAGAGCTAGTGCTATCATCGGTGAGCCTTCTTAATCTAATATCCCATGAGCCTGTGCCGCTTAAAGGAATATTATAAGATCGTTGGTATCTGCTAGATGTTTTACCACTGATAGTGTCATATTCAGCCCAAGCTACTGCATTCCCTGACGCAGATAAAGTCCCAGTTCCTGCCGTCTTTATTACTTGGAATTCTGTTGCCGCAGAAAGCCCGCTTACTTGAAATGTTCTGCTGCCGCTAGGAGGAGTTATCTTATAGCGTCTTTGCTGACCTCTCTCCTGCCCAGGGTTTAGCTCAACTTTCTTACCTGAGCCACTAAATGAAGTAGAAGTAAGCGTTTCCCAAGTCGATGTGCCAACTGTTCTTTTTTGCAATTGGTAATTGATTGACTGATACTGATAGCTAACACCAACCCAAGTCACAGAAACGCTTGCGCTCAATACCAATTCCGTCAGGCTAGATAAGACTGAACCGTCATTGCTTAGATCAATTGTTGTCTTGGATAGTTTTTCAGCAACAAAGCCAGCACCATCGTTTTGTACATCTATCGCTATCTGTACACTTGTTCCGCTAATATCGCCCGTCTTATTATCTTGCAATGTCAATCTTGGCACTGAAATTGTAATGCGCACACTATCAGTATCACTATTCGTTATGCTTCTGGTAACACTAGCCGCTTTAGTAACGGCAACAGAAACTACCGTTTCAGATTCAACAAATGGAAATCCAGCTATATGAGTTTGTGATTGAGTGCCGTTTCTAGTGTCAAAAACAACTCCTTCAATATTGAAAGTTCCGTCTGCGTTTTGAAGTGGCGAATCATCTAAGTATATAGACCTCAATCCATCGACAAGACCGTTGATCTCACCCTCTGAGATAAGGTCAACAACTCGCGCCATTTGTTTAGAACGAATACTGTCTGGCGCTTCTGTAGATACTCGCCCACTACCGCCGCCGCCTTTACCGCCACCAGAGCCTTTGATTAATTCACTCATTTAGATTTGCTCAACGGATAATCCTGCGCTAATGACCTGAGAACCAACTATCATCCTACCATAACATAATGGGACTGGATTTCCTTGCCTAGTGGTATTCACCGCGCCGTTAAATATAAATGATGGTTTGTTTTCTGGCCTTTCTTGGGAGACTGGGGCTTTAGGCGGAGGAAATAATAACTGAGAAACACCACTCATAATCAATGACATTCCGATCTGCTGAAATGTCGCTTTAGTAATAAATGAAGTGCTGAAACTAGCCGCAAGACCGCCTGAGAAATAAATCAATGTAGCGCCAAGTATTATATTAAATATCCCCTTGCTGCTACCAGCACCAGAAACTACAGGAACAATTCTTATTGATTCTTTTTCTGATATTGGGTAAACAGTTTCATCAATAGCTAAATCATTCTTTCCACCAATGATAATTCTATAAGAACCGCCATTAATAAACGACTTCTTAAATCCTTTCAGTGTAACGCTAAGAGCCTTTAAAGCTTCAAGTGGTGTAGCTACATCGTACCTATGAACCCGTCCAAATTCAGCACCTAAAGCACCGTATAACATTACCGTCTTCATTTGTGCCTCGCAATTTGGGTTGTGATTTTAGCGTACCAACCGCCATACATATCAACGGATGATAACCTTCCAGCTTGGTGGTGTCCTA